TCGGCGGGAATACCCATTTTTTCCGAGATAAACTTCGAGCGGGCGAAGCTTCCACCAACTTTTTCGGCGATCAGTTTGTTGCTGAGGTCATCACGTTCCTGAAGAATCGGAGCGTATTTGTCTTCAAACGCCTTGATCGCTTCTGCGCGGACTTTCTCGACTTCACCGGCATCCACCAGTTTTTTAGCGTCGAGGTTTTTAATGGTTTCGAGTGCCTTCATCGCTTCTTTGGGGTCTTTGATACCCTCAAAAGCTTTCACAGCCGTCTCAGCTGACTCCGCACGCTCACGGTGTGACTTTGCTTCACCGTTTAGGCGGGAAATCGTCTGGACAGTGCCAGGAGCGTCAAAAGCTACTTCTTTGCCATCGTCATGCACATAAACAGGCTTGCCATCGGATACAACTACATGGCCGTTTTCGTCGAGTTTCAGTTTCATATCTGGTCATCCAACCTTATCGTTAGGCCATCCGGCCCGGTGCGCCGCTCTGCATCCGCAGAATTTCGGCAATAAAAAAGGCCCACGCGTTAACGTGAGCCTGAGTCAGTCCAACCAGCGGGGTGCTAGCCAGTAAGAGTTGTACTTACTTTGGAGGCTTTCGGCGGCTGGGATTCGATGCGCCCTTTCTCCTCCAGCCATTTAACATCGCTGTTAATCAGGCCGCGCCGCTGCATCTCGTAGAACAGCGTTTCATCTGAAAGCGTTCCGGCAACATTCATATCCATCAGCAACTCAGCGGATGCTTCCGCCAGCGTGGCTGCGCCGAAGTCTCTGAAGATGGTTATCGAACCGCCTTCCTTTTCGCCTATCCATTCAGCCATGTATTCGAGTGCGAGATTTGTTGCGTCTGTGAGATCGCCTATGATGCGCTGTAATGCACATGTACCGGCCTCATTATCAGCCACAGTCTGAACAACCGTTTGCCGTCCCGGCTTCACAACAAGTAGCTCAGCACCGATTTGCCGCATCTTGTCCTCAAGGTCGAGGATATCAACGCGGCCGGCTTCAATGGCTTTGCCGGTATGTTCGACGTACTTGAGATCTGCGCCTTCTTCATCAGAAACTATCGCAGAGGCGGCGCCTACAGTGATCGGCCCATCACCCAACTTTCTACCGAAGAGGACCGGTACGCGGGCAACGTGAAGAATTGTCTGCTGGTCGCTTTTAGACTGCCAGTGCTCAACGTTCAGGAAGGCCAGCTCAGCCATTGGCGGCTTGGACTGCATGAATCCCAGTCGGTCACCATAGACCGGCACGAAGGTAATCTTCTGCAGGCTGGTTGTGCCCTCCTGATGCAATGTCCACTCTATGGCGCCAGTCGTCTCGTTTTTCTTCTCACGATAGGTTCGCCACCGGCCGATATTCAGCACCCTGACTTGCTCAATTTGTTTCTCAGCAAACTCATTTAGCGGATCACGTTCTGACACCACTTCAACGAAGCGGAGCATGGTGAATGTCTCCTGACCATCAATCCGCTTTGAGTCGAAGTCCAGCAAGCTGTTGCCGGCTATCTTGGCAAAGTAAGGCCTTAGCCCACGGCGCTTCTCCTCAGCTACCGTCAGGTTTCCTTCAGTGGGTGGATGCTCAACCAGAATCCCACTCAGGCCGTACCCCATTGCCTCCTCACAAACGCTTGCAAGGAATGAGTGCAGGTTTGTTCCCTGCATATCGATATCCGGGAACATTTTTTGAATGCTCTCAGGTACCTTCTTCTCATCCCACGTTACCGGACGGGAAAACGGCTTTCCGCTAAGCACCTCGATCGTACGGGAGAAGGCTGGGAATAGTGTGGCTGACTTGAGGCGATTTTTATAAAAGCCTTCGTCCTCATTCGGCCACTGAGGAAGATAAACTTTCCCGGCATCACGCATTGCTGACGTACCGCCGAGTAAGGCAGTAATCATCGGCCAGCAAGTGGCGATGGCCTCGACTTTTGTTGACCTCTTGCGAACGTCATTACTCATTGTTTTATCCAGTTATCCAGAGAAAGGCCTGACCGTCGTTCCTTTCGGCTGGAACAATTCGGTTATTGCCCAAACCAACGCATCGAGCCGGTCTGGTGATTTTTTAGAGGTTGCAGGTACGTACTCCATCAGCTGATTTTCCAGTGCGTAGAGGTTGCCTCTATGCACCACACGGCCTTGCTCATAAAGAGCTGAAATCGGCTCAGCCCTGGCATACTTCCCTTTGCTGGCGTGTACCCGAATGATGCGGCCGGTGAACCCAGCATTTCGCAAAGTATCCTCGGCCATATCCCCACCCTGATTGGTTTCGATCACGATCGCATCAGCGCGGTGCTCGTTATAAGCCCATATGGCCTTTTTGGCCCAGCCGTTTGGAGAAAATTTGCCAGAATAGTCTGCATCCACTGAGAACATGCGCTCATTACCCCTGCCGTATGAACTCGCAGCGACAATGCCTGTTTCATCACTGTCCTCGTTGTTGGTTACCTGAGGGTCGATAGCGATAACTGTGCGAGTCGCATCTATAGCAATTTGCAGCGCACGCGCGCTGGCTATCATCCCCTCATTCCACAGCGCACCTTCGGCATTGAAGCGCCGTGGCTTTTGCATATACTGAGCCTCAGCCGTTCTGCGATGAGAGAACAGTGATACGCGATGTGATTCGTTGTGCTTAAAGGGCCATAGCCAGCCATCAGAGAGGCCGTGATCAATCGGTATGGCGTGGGTATTTTCTGGGTAAGTCGAGCTGTAAGCCTGGCTATTGTCGATGAGCACCGGCAAATTCAGGTGGTGCCACTTCTCGCCGCTACCGCCGCGAAGCAGATACCCGCTCAAGTCCTGGTAGTGTATGCGCTGCATAATCACGATCATCGGCGTAGTTTCGACAGCCAGTCGTGACTTGATTGTTTCATTGAACCGGCTGTTAACACCATCCCGAACGGTTTCGCTGTACGCATCATCTGGCTTTACCGGGTCATCGATTATCAATGCGCCCTGCCAGCCTGGCTCCATGTGCCCTGCTCGGAAGCCTGTAACCTGCCCAGCAGCTGATGAGGCATATACGCCGCCGCCATACTCGTTCCACCACATCGCCTTGCTGTCAGCATCATCACGTAACTCCATCGGCCACATGCTTTGATAGGCCTTCGACTTAATCATGCCTCGTGCGGTTGACGAGTTGAGTAGCGCGAGGTTATGCGAGTATGACAGGTGCATGAACCTGGCGCGGTTATTGAGCGTTAGCCCCCGGCCCATCATGTTGATAGTTGCCAGCTCTGTTTTGGTGTAGCCAGGTGGGACGTTGATAATGAGCCGGGTAATCTCACCATCGATAACGCGGTCCAGCGTCTGCTGAATCACTTTATGGTGTGGCGCAACAATCATTTTGCCGCCGGTGCGCCGTTTGAAGAAGTAGCGGGCGTAATAGAGTCCATCTTCTTCACACTCTAACCGGCGTGCATAATTCTTTTGCTCAGCAGTCGTCATCCTCCAACATCTCCCGCCGGGCAGCCTTGTATTCGTCTTTGCTGAGTACAGCCGCTTCTATAGGGCCACCATTCTTTCCAGTGTGCTCATGGGTAGCCTGCTCTTTGAAGGCCATCACCGAGATGTGCTTTCCGAGTAACTCAAGGTTTTTAACCTTGTCCGGCCACTTAACTTTCTTGAGGATGTTCTCGATGGTGGTTTCGTCGAAGTTGGTAATCGAAGTATTTATGTTGAATCCACTGAGTGTTGTTCGCCAAACCTTCGGCCATTCGCTTATCGGCTTAAGACCGCCATCCTCTTTCAGAATATCCAAAACATCCATCTTGTCGATTTCTACCAACCGTCTCAAAACATAAGCCGCGTCAATGTTAACCTGCTCATTGCGCTGTAATTTAAGTTCGGCGATTCTGTTCTGGACGTCTGGTTTTGTGAGGTTCTCACTGCCAATCTTCCGGGCGGTATTTTCGCTGTACCCCGCCCGAATTGCCGCTTGGGTGGCGTTCAAATCGATGAGGTACTCGCGACAGAACATTTCTTGTTTGTCGGTGAGTGCCATAACTTACCTATTAGCGAGGTTTAAAAAGTGACTTCAAAGCAGATTTATTACCGCAACAGAGGCCATGATGAAGAGACATATATTTTTTTGGATAGGCTGGATGACGGAACGTACTCTGTCCGTGCAGGATCATCTCACCCAGTGAGCCATTTCAAATGGGAAAGTGAGGAAACGACTCAAACAGTTGAAGAGTTCCTCAGCGATAACCCTTCTTATACTGATAGAGTTAACCAGCTTATCTCTGAGTTTGAATCTGCCTCATAATTCATTTCTTCAGGAACCAATCCATCATTTACGAGGACTGGTTCCTGATCCCGCGGACGAGATTGAAATTCGTCACACCTTGCCCGGTTAGGTATAGCCCCGTCATTGATGCTGTGTTGTGAGGCGATTTCACGTAGAGACATCAAGCCAGCCCGGCAAGCCGATTCAATAGCCTCCCAGTCAGGTGATGCCATTCTCAATATTCCCAATCAAGTTTATAAAGATAATGCCGATGTAGTCTTAAAAGTCTTTTCGCTCATGGTGACTATGAACATACGAACTACCGCCAATGCATTTGCGCTTATCCTCTTAGGTCTCTCTTACTCCGCTTTGGCTAATAGCGATCTGTGCTCAACAGTTACGTTTGAAGCCTTTGGGGAACCTAAGCAGACTGTCAGAGATTGTGCTGACCCCTATGAATCCTTTTGGGTAGAGTTAACGATTGATGGTATGCGCTTTATGACCCAAGGATTAGGCTTGGTCGTGCCGCAAACGTCATCTCACCAACGGGGGGACGAGATGCAATTCTTAACGATTCAGGTCACTAAGAATAATAATGAATATACTGTTCGCTTCCTACGGGCGATCAATGGTCAATCAATTTACTGGTCTGGTATCATGTTGCCGGGTCGTCAACAAGACGCAACCATCAAAGGGCATAAGGTTAATATCCGCTTTGAGCGTCTAAAAAACTGATATTCATCATTGGTACTCGCGACAGAACATCTCTTGTTTGTCGGTGAGTGCCATTTTCAAATCCCTAAGTGATAGCAAGGTGAATTAAAATGAGAAACAAAAGCATTGAGGAGATTTTGACCAGCAAAGCTGCAAAGATTTCACCAGACAAACAAAGGGAGATATCTTTCTTAGACTATGAATTTCTTCTGAAAGATTCTATGTCGCTTGCTTTGTACCTGCGTCACGCAGATGACGAAAAACTAAGGTTTGCCGCTCAAAAGTTGCTCAATGACTTAAGCCGTCTGTTCGTAGATGACAAATTAGCATACGAAATAATTAGTAAAATTCGCGACGACTCGGATATATCAATCCAAAAAGACAGAAAAACATCTGATTCAATTGGCCCACATAATCAGTTCAACTCTTTGTGGGGGTAAAGTTACCTCTTTTAACCAGTAGCTTCCGGCACGTACTGCATCTTGAGCACGTCGTCCGGCGCCAGGTAAACCCATGAGCCGTCTTCTATGGCCACACCGATGAAGCCGTTAACCATCTCAGGCTGTGATCGGTTCATCAGGCCTTCATGGGTTTCACCTGACTTTGTGGTTACTGTGATGCGGTAAGTGTCAGCCATGCTGGCTCCAATAAAAAACCGCCCGTAGACGGTTATGTGGTCATAGGTTTTAGCCTTTCTCTAATCAATGTCTGCATCTCCTTAATCTTAAGCTCGACATCGATAGACGCTTTATTGATAGAGTTGGATACGCTTCCGATGTCTGCTTCCAGTCCGCGTTTGAAGTTTTCGTGCAGACTATTGGACGTTTGTATATGTGAACTTACTTGGTCCATTAGTGATTTTAATTCTGTAAAATACAGTTCTAACAACGTCAAAAGTCTGTCATGAGCGCCGGGTTCAAAGTCCAATTGGCTAACGTGATCCTGATAACCTGACCAATCTCTGTTTGATTTCACATATTTTATCTGTGCCAGCTGCACTAAAAATATTAACTTACTCCAGCGCCCGAGCAGAACATAAAGCTCTTCGCCTTTTTCTCGGAGAATCTTTGCTTTTTCATTACTAGTCTCATGTTTTATCTGATTCAACCAACGCTTTTCTGCAAATTTGTTTGCAAGTATTGCGCCTCCTAGGGCGCCGATTAAGCCCGTACAGGCTGTAATCAGTGCGGCCCAAGGAAATTGATATGCACTCAAAACTGTTTCGTTTGTCATGTAACCCCCCTTACCTAGAGATTTCATAATATAAATTGTTCCATCATCAGGCGCACTCGCAAATGCGTCTTATTATGTAATAAAAAACCGCCCGAGGGCGGTTATAAATTAACCAGGCTTATTGGCATGTGTTTGCTTAATTGATTCTGTCACTTCATCAATGGCCTTTACAGTAAGCATTACTTCCATTTCTGCATGCCCTACGAATCGGTATACTTCATTACCTAACATGATTTCCTTCGCTCGCGTTGCGATTTTATCAACGTCATAGCCAAGCTCAATGGCAGCTCCCAGAAGTGCATTTGCAGTTTGTTCCCAAACTTGTTCTTGAGACATTTTTACTTCCTTTTAATAAAGTGAAGAGTGAAATTATCACAGCTTCGAAATCCTTTACAGCGTGGCTAACCGTACAGCTTGTAATAATTATCAAGCACACCACTAGATGAGCTTTGTAATGTTTACGCCGCCTTTCCTTCCATTAGGGCAACCATATCAGGGTCTAACTGCTCCAAAAGGTTATCGCGGGTGTCGCTGAGCATTCTCTTACGACCACCAACCCCCCACTGATTCATCTTGCGGGCGCATGCGCTGACCTCTTTGGTTTCACTTGCGATCAGCAGGTCTAGCCGGTTAAGGCGAGTCATGTTGCCAATGCCATTGAGTACGGCTTCACGGAACGTTTCATATACCCGGATTTCAAACTCTGGACTGAGCCATGCAGCGTATCTAATAGCTACCAATTCCATTCCCCACACGCCGTGGGTTGGCCCGCCATTAACAGAATCAACCGCCGTGCATTTTTGCACTGCGCTCAATGTCTGTACAAACTTTCGCACCTGCTTGCTTCGCATGAACTGGCTAGGCCTCTGATTGTCAGTTGCCTCACCTTTCAACACAGCAGCAGCGTGAAGGTCATTCAGGTTATAGCGCCCTTCACTATCCACCCGGACAGATACGCCATTTACGATAACTGTTGGATATGTCATTGCGTTTACCTTTTTGAAATAGAGCCTGCCGCGCAGAGAAACAGCCCCAAGAAGCTCGCCAGCATTACTGGTTTCTCTCAGGCTCTACATCAAACAGGTCTTGGGATATGCGCTGCGGGCGCGAGGGGTTTACTGCGGACATAAAAAAAGCCGCACCCTCTCGGGAACAGCTCTCTACTTTTTCAGGCTACTACATTTTTTTCGTAACGACCTACAGGTACTTTTGTGCCAGCGCTTTCAGCTCATCTTTGGCCGCGTCACCCAGCTGAGCAACACCAGCTTCAACAAATGCGAATGCCGCTTCGAAATCCTTCACGCCAGTCTTAACCACTGCTACCGGGGTTGGATCAACTATCACGGTCTGCACGGTGTTGACTGCTTCTGGTGCGGTGTCTGATGCGGTAATGTCGGTCACAGGTGTTTCCTTCTGATGTTTTGTGGTGAGCCATAGCCAGGCTCGTTTAAGGATGTTCATTTGGGCTCTCCGCAAACTTTCACGTAGGTGTCGTTATGCGTGTTGATTTCCCTGACGGTACGGATGTCCATCAGCTCTGAATCTTTGCCGTAGGTGTAGATGGGGCCGAACAGCGTGCAGCTGGAGTCAGCTACCGTGGTCGGGTTACTCTGGCCGGTTGAATCGTGACTGCTGCAGCTTGTTGCGAGAAGCGTCATCGCTGAGAGCAGAATTGCTTTGCTGAACATCCTTCACCACCTGTGTGTTTTCTTTCTGCTTTTCAGCGACGGCAGATACCTGGGCTGATTCAACTTTCGCCGCGGTAACGTCTGCGGCCGCCTGAGTTTTCACGGTGCCAATCTTCTTGCCACCGAAGTAGCTACCAATGAAACCTGCAGCCACCAAGCCGATGCCGGCTAACCAGCCCCAGCTACCCGTAAACAGCGAGATGAATTCATTCATGGCCTGCGCTCCATTTCCTGCTTCTGCTCTACCAGTTTGTGCTGGCGGATGAACTGGGACATGACGGCCATTGCCACCATGAACGCCCCAATCAGGCCGAGGTAGTTCTGAGGGAGAAACGACTTAATGTCTGGTGGCAGCATGTTCCAGCCATTCATAGCGGCATCAGGAAATGACTGAACCCAGGCGCTTAACGCTGAACCGATCGAAGCCAGCCATACGGACCAGGCTTTGAATAACAGCCGGGCATGCGCCACAAACTCGATGGATGAGTATTTGCGGATTAGCAGTAAGGCGAAGATGGCGACCAGGATGATGACGAAGAAAATTAACAGGCTCATATCAGCCCCTTGTAAGCGTCATAACTACCGGTGCGCATCACTTCAGCATGGCGCCGTGCTCGGCTTGGCGTTTGCACTGCCCACTTGCTGCTGAGCATGCCGGCGGATGCGCCTGAGAAGTTGCCGTTAGAAATCATCACCAGCGTGTTCTTGAATGCCGCCAGCCCATCCACACCCATCTGATATGCCATGGAGTAGAGAATGTCTGCGCGCGCCGGATTGCACTGCTTCAGCGCAACGGCAATATTCTGGCGGGTGTTCATGTCGCGGATTTTCTGGTCAACCATGCACTGCGTCCAGGTGTCACTGACTGCTTTAGGCACGCGGAACGTGTAGTTGGCCAGGTTGGCATTTTTTGGGCCAATCTTGATGCCGACCGCTACTGTCGGGTAACCCTCACTATCAACGTAAGGAATTTCCCGGTAACCCTCTTCGTAATTGAGGATCGCAATAATCTGGCTCACTTCGAATCCTCCGTTACCGCCTGCTTAAGTTCTTTTTGAGTGGGAAGCTGATCGACCTGCTTCTTAATCTCTTCAACTACCTTGTCGCGGGCCTCTGCCTTTGGCAGGTACTCAGCACGAAAGTAGAAGTAACCGGATGAAACCCCGCCAAGGAATATTGCGAATGACGTTAAGGAAATAATCACCAGCATTTGCCAGGTAAGGATGGTTTCACCTTGGGAGTTCTTGATCATCATTGAACCCTCAGGGATTCTCGAAGCTCGATGAGTTGCTTAACCATCTCCATGTTTGAGGTGGTCAGTTCTTTCACCTGCTCCTTAAGTAGGGTGTTTTGTTCTTCGAGGTGTTTTTGGGATAACTGGATTATCTGGAGCGTAGTTTTGGTTTCTGATATCTCAGCCCAATACTTTCTGATTGTCTCGTCACGCTCTTCTATCTCATCGCGCAGCTGCTTGTTCTCTTCCTTGGAAAGCTTTAACTGATCCATCTGCCACTGCAGCATGTTGATCTGAGATTTGTCGTTAGCGTTCTGAGCCCTGCTGCTTACCCAGTAACGACCAAACGCCATGACTCCAGCAATGGATGCGGCCAGAGAACCGCCAGCACCAATGAAGAACTCTTTGGTTATATCAAATGCCATAGCCGTCTCCGGCGATCCCGGTCAGACCGGCTCTTTTGCTGTTGTAATAAAATGCGCTGCCGTGAGAATGGACACAGGAGAGTCTTAAGGGGATTCACGGAGCGCAAAACGAAAAAAGGCCACCCGAAGGTAGCCTTTGAATAATGTTGGTGGTTTATTCTACGGTCAGTTCCAACCGTTTACCCAGCGCGGATAGCGCCTTCTGAATAGTGTCGATTTTCGTTGAGTGATGAAGATTAAAAAGCCGGGTTACTTCCTGCTTTTTTACCCCCATGCGCGAAGCCAGCTCAACCTGAGTTAACTCGGAATCAATGAACGCATTTAGCATCATCACCTTTGCCGCCACGCTGGCGGGCACATCAACGTAATCGCCGGTTATATCACCGGGAAGCGGAACAGGCCGGTTATCTTCAAAGTAAAAATCGAATGAAGTAACCAGCGCATCCAGCCCCATCTCTAACGCTTCTTCTCTCGTGTCGCCCTGAGTCAGCGCTTCGGGGATATCGGGGAATGACACAAAGTATCCCCCTTCGCACGATTCCAGATTTATAGGGTATCGCATATCGTCTTAGTGAATCTCCGCGAGTACCAGCCCCGAGGGGCTGGTTTGTTATTTCAGACCTAACTGCTTGAGTATGGCCTTTCGCAGTGGTTCTTTTAACTCAGCTCCGGGATGCCTAGGCATTACGCTTACTTTCCCGTTTAGTCTCAGCTTCAAGTGGTTTGTGCCGTTTGAAACTTCAACTCCCTGAGATTCAAGCCACCGCCTGAACTCGCTTTGCTTCACTACTCCTCCTGTCTGTTGAACATGGAACCATAGTAAACATTTATGATTACATAGTCAACATTTTTGATTACTTTATACAGGAGTGAGCCGATTAAATTCGTTATTCGGCTCATCTGAAGCGCCGATTATAAATTGTGGAGGCGGGACTCGAACCCGCACCAGCGCTGGACATTAAACATCTTGTCTCCACCGCCCGCAGCCCGCATGGCAAGACTGCGTTGATGTCTTACTTTACCTATTGAGTTACACCACAACGGAAAGAACACTGGTCGCCCGGATGGCATTAGTCGCGTCTGCCGGTTTTCGCCTTGTTCAACGCTCTTACCTGTTACGAAGAAACAAAAAAAGCTGCCCTGAGGCAGCCTTCGAAGTATCGAGTGAGCTGGATAATTTCAGCTTGCCCTTAATTTCAGCGTTTTCATCTTTCAGGCGATCTACTTTGTCTTTCAACTTTTCAATCTCTTTTTCAGCATTGTCACGGTCTCGCTGCAGACCTGTGATCCTCTCTTCCTGCCGGGCCTGAACTTCTTTTATGGTGTTCACACTAGCCTCAGTGGAGTCTATCGTGTTAACGAGACGTACCGCGAAGAAACTCACGATACCAATGGTCAGTACTACCATAGTCGTCAGAACCCATACTTTTACACCAGAAGCAGTTTCATCAGTAGAACTTATAGGAATCATCCTTATACCAGTTATCAAAACCCAACGCGCGGCCGCACTGTTGGAATCGACAGGTATTGTAACTGTATAAGTATGAAAAAATCTTTAGAAATAAGAAGGGTCTGAAACTGATCGGTTACTTAACGAGCGAACAAAGCCAGAATCCCCATGTAGGGATGACTAAAAATGTCAGTGTGTACACAACAGCAGGCTGAATTTTGTTCAATTTAAGTTCCTTAGCAGCGTTTAAACTTCTGTCTGCATCAACAACGTACCTAATTGGTAGTGTCATGACAAGAAGGGCTAGCTAATTTTTTTCAAGTTAATGTTGAGTTAGTGAAAACTCAGATGGCGCGGCATAATACGCACCTCCAGCGACATAATCAACAAAAATCACTTTCCATTTTGGCGAAGAGTGCTGCAACAAAGGTCATAAGAACTGCCGAAGCGTTTACTAAGAACACTTACGGCAGCTTACCCTTACATAGTGGCTAAATGGCTAAAGGATGTCAACATCTTATTGGCACAATGTTGCACTTTACCCACACATTTGCGATCGTTAAATGCTTTTTGCAGTGGAGTGAAGATTAGCCAGAGGCTGGCATTCAGTATGTCGTCGATTTCATTTCTGCAGGTGCCATAAGACGGTTTGCGCCACCCTTCACCACTACGGCCCTTATTGATTTTGCGCGGACTTGCGCTCTGATGGTAGTAGGATGCAATGGCTCGCTTGGAAGAGCCGTGAGCGTAGTAACTTAGCAGGATGCCAAAGGCTTTTTTATCGATGCGCATGACGGAATCTACGACCTGAGAAATCAACATTCCGTCATCGTCATTACACATTGGCCGGGACATTCCCGGTTGTGGCTCTGCACTGGCCATCCATTGAGCGATCATGCTGCTCTGCCGCTTCTCCAGTCGCCCGGAATAAACCCATGCCCCCCAAAGTTCCAGCCAGTTATTCAGCCAGTCATGCTGCTCTTTGTTTAGATTAAGCTCGCGTACGCTCATTTCTGGCTCCCATTAGCTTTGCTGTGTTGCGGAGGATGCGGTAGTCAATCGGGAAGGTGTTGCCGGTGCGGTAGAGCCGGAGATGGCGCCATTTTTGGCGGAGGTAGTCGATCATGCCTCACCATCCTTCACGTGAAGCCTTGGCTCGCCATCTTTCGGCTCCGGCCATTCCCTCGCCATGTTCACTTTTAGCTTTTCTTCCATAGCAGCGATAATTTCACCATCGCTTATCCCAGCCCGGCGCTGAGCATCCCAAAGCAGGAACTGCATATCAGCCCATTCGGATAAATCATCAGGAGCTTCAGCTGCTTCGATCGCTTCTTTAGCCAGGTGTTTTAGTGGGCCAATTGGGCCAACATTCCCAAACGTTTCTTCAGACCATTGGGCGTGCTTCTGGCGAATAATGTCTCGCAATTGCGCAAGCGAACCAGTGGCGTTAAGGATATTGCTCATGCTGCCTCCTTTTGCTTAATAATTTCCCGCAGCAAAGCCCTGTATTTCGCACGTAGCGAGTCCAGTTCTTCACGGGTGTATCGATGAGGGTTGTTGTCAGATTCGAGCGCTATGACGCGCTGAAGGCCGATTTTTGATATGAGGTTGATGCGGTACGGACTGATGGCGCCAGAGTGATGCACGTTGCATGCTGAGCACTGACTGTGACAGTTGTCTTCGTTGAACCTGAGCTGAGATGCCGCCGCTGTCGTTCTGAAATGCCCGGCGTGATAGCTGACCGCCGCTGTACTGCCGCAACTGATGCAGACTTCCCCGTCCCGCGCCCTGATGTAGTCGTTGAATGCCCGCTGGGTCATGTTCATCCAGTGGCTTAACGGCTTAACGTCGGCTTTGCGCTTGTTCCATGCAGCACGCTCAGCTTTCTCCAGTCGCTTTTGTTTGCGATCGGATAGCTGGTTAGCGAGTTGGATTGCACATTTGGGAGAGCAGACGGTCTGAAGGCTGTTGCGGGGTGTGAACTTGGTGGGGCAGCATTTGCATTTCTTCGGCTTAGGCGGTTTCGGCTGCGTGCCTTTAGCCATGTTTCCTCCGTTTCTTTGCCTGCCTGCGTGCAGATGCGAATCCAGCATTTCGGTTTGGTTTCTCCTGCCAAGCCTCTAACGGCCTTGCTATCTGAGCGTAGGGTTTAGGCTCCCACTCGCGATGATTAAGATCTGAGGGCTTAACGATTTCCACCACGTGAGACAACGCTCTCTGGAGTGTCATTGGCAGAGATCCAATAATCAGTATCTGCATCCTATTCATCATCATCTCCATACCCATTGGGGTCAGTCATTTCGTAGAACGCGCAGCAATCGCTGCATACCCATGTCTCGTCGTCACTGAGGGCCATACCGCAATCAGCGCATGCCTTTTCCACGGGCTGAGTCATACCCTGCTCCATATCGGCTGTTCCCAGCGCTTGCTTGGGATGGGTTCGTATTTGGTTTCAGGCAGCAATGCCGAAACCGTCCAGGACTTGTAGTCGGCGGCGAGGTACTTTTCGGTTTTGATGTTGCGGGCGGTGTAGCTGACGATTAACTGGTTGGCTTCTTCGGTGGTGCAGTCTGAGTGGTGGAACCATGATTTGCTCATCTGGCTTTCTCCCACAGGCTGTGGCATGTTCGTTTTGAGATTCCGAGCCGCTCTGAAATGACGCCCCACGTTAGACCTGACTTCCTGAGCTTTGCGATTTTGGCCGCATCCTCACGGGTATAATGCTCATATCTGCCTTTTCTCATGGCCTGACCTCGCGGAGAAGCTTGTCCATCTGGGCGATGTTGCCAATGCCGAAACCAGAATTGACGATGCCTTTTTTGTAGAGCAACCCGCCGATGACCTGGGGATTGTCTTTGCTGATAACCAGGCTGTCAGAGCACATCCGGGACAGGGTTACCTTTATCGATGGGCCTGCAAACTGGGTTCTGGCTGTAATCTCGCTGGCGGTAAGCCATTCACCTGATTCCAGCGCTTCACTGATTGCCACTTTTACTTTGCTCATGCTGCATCTCCAAAGCGACCGGCCCACTCTGCTGCACGGGCTGATTCATCGCTGAAAGTTACATTGTGGTTGGCGCCGAATGCGTGAATCAGGGTTATCAGGTCCCGCATTTCACTGACGCGCATTTTGCTTGTTGACTGGCCCAGCACGACAAATCCCCCATCGATACCCGGTACCGTGTCCTGTTTCTTCAGGCTGGCGCTGAAAACATGCTTCCAGCTTTCGGAGTCCATCTTTCGCCCATACCAGATGACCTGACGTGAGACGTCATTCAGGCAGCTCCATAGCATGCGATTCTGCGCGAGGCTTCTGGTGTCTTCCTGGATTACGATTTGGTATGGCTTGGAGGGATTGGCGGGTAACTGCTGGATGGTGCTGATGATGTGCTGTCGGATGTTGCTGTCACGCAACACGAATGTTTGCTTCACGGTTTACCTCCGGGTGTTCTGCTCCTGCAACTTAGCCAGGCTGTCTTCCGCCTTCAAAATCACATCGTTGATGGTCATCAGGCTGTGGCCGCCAAGGACAAGCACCTTAAGCAATGTCAGTGCATCCTTCACGCCTTGTGCGTGGTCGGGACGCTTTAGTGGGATTACATTGTCAGTCATGAATACTCCTTAAACTGCCAGCTGCAGCTGCATGTTGAACCGGTCACGATGTTCGCAATAATGCAGAGAGCCGGGACTGTTATGCGATTCGATACGCTCGACCATTAAAGCCGCGCGCGTTTCTTTTGATGCCGGAGCGTAAGCTCCTGACCATGCTTTATCGATGCCAATATTTCTCGCTACGTTTGTGCTGTCAGCGCTAGCCAAAGGAAGCTTGGTGAAAATAAGCGGGTTTAGCATGCGCAGGCCATGAAGTTTTGCGATGGGCTGTCCGTGATCATCGGTGACATGCCTGATCAAATCCTTCATGCGTGAAACTGCAAGATTTGGACGCTTGACGTCGTACTCTCCACAACTTCCGATTGCTACACGCGGATACTCATTGCATAACCGAATGAACCGATCGTCGCTTTCGTTCATATGCCAGACTGGCACCCCGAAGAAATCGCCATGCGGCCACTCATCCAGAAGAGCTTCGTTTTCGGCTTCACCGCCGTCTATTACGTCCGGGATTATCGCGAAATCAAAGCCAGGGTGATTCTTCCATCTAGCGACAAACT